CCGGAATAAGCATTTATCCTCAGCTTCAAGAAGAGTGGTCTAGTTAATAATATGGGGTGCACTCCCATTACCGAATCTTTTGGGACGGCTGTGAAAGTGTTATTATAAACATTATAGACAAGGGAGGGCGCCTTTATAAAGACGTCGATTTAAACCATAAACCTAGAGGTTTAAATCAATAATATTACAGGAAACTAGGAAACTGTAATACTGAGTGTGTACGTGTTTACCACGCTTCAGTACCATACGCCTCAAACATAGGAGGGATGGATATGAAGCCTGAAAACTGTACATCGTCACCTCCACCTCTTGCAAGGTAGAGAACGATTTTCGCATCGCCAGGAGCCTGTGGCTGACAAATTTGTAAAATTGTTTTAGAATTATTATATTTGGGCAATGCATTGTACCCAATATCTCCTGGCACACCAGCGTGTGCCTTTTGCGGATGAGCACTACATTCGTAGTTCAATCTCGCAAAAGTATAGTGATATTGAGGTACAATAACTTCCCCACATTGATCATCTGTTACATTAGATAATACTGTGGGTGCTGCTTTAAAAGCAGCATAAGATGTTGGTTGAAAACCAAAATCTGGTTCGATCATTTCTGCATTTGCGTACGATGCATCAAATCGTTGGTGTGTTGTGAAAACTAGTGGATACCGTTTCTGTACTGCAGCATCCTGTTTTATTAGTGCTTTCCATCTGACAGATCCACGAGAATATAAGTAAACCGAGCTTAATCTACCATACAAATCGCCTGTGAATTCTGGAGCATCCTGATCAGCTGGGGTTGTACTATAGTAATAATTAGTCCATGCAAAAGGAATAACTGAACAAGTAGTTCCTGCTACAGATGTTGGTAAGTAACGAGGAATAAAATTCATTTGTTTAAGCAGTTGTCGAAAAGAGGTTATCTTTTCTCCAACACACGTAGCTGCTGGAGCCAAAGTGGCTCCATGAGCTGTGGTAGAACCAATAGTGGAACTAAGTATAGTACATTCATCAAGTCTACCACTTTGTGGTAAAATACCAGTTACTGGTGTTCCATTATAATTCGAAGGATAAGCAAATTCCATATCTTTACCAGCGGACATTTCAAACAACAATTCAACACTCGGATGTACAGAAGCTGGAGCAACCAATTTATCCACGACGGATATATAGACTGCGCCGTAAAAACCAGAAGTCTGAATATAATTTGTGGAGGAAAGATACGGAAATTCTAAAGTAACAGTAGAATGTTCACGTATATCGATTATATGTCGATGTAAATATTCACTCCGGGGAAAATCATAAAGAAATCCTGAAGGGTCAAGAGCATCACCAGGTACAAAACTAACAGAGAATCGTCCACTATGGAATTCTGTTTTAACAATCTTAATGGTTAAAACAATAGAACCCCTAAACATTTGAAAATGTCTAGCTACAAAACTAAGAGGTGTCATTCCAACTGCGGCACCACCACCAGCAAGTGGTAGCACAACATCACCAACAGTTGGTGCTAATGTAACATGGTCAATATCAGATGTCATTGTATCATCCCATGTTGCTCTTTGAACAAAAGCAGGAATAGCAGCGATATTAGCAAAAGCCATCTCATCCAAATCAGTTCCTGTTAAACCAGGAACTAACTGTACAGCATTCTTAACATCCAAAGACAAAGGTAAACTTTGATCTACGGTGTTAATATTACTAAAATATGGTGCCATATTACGCGTAACACGCTGGGCGGCACCCATATTAATTGGTTTAGCAAGACCAAAAGCTGCAGCTGTATTACTAAGAATATCAGTTGCCCAGGACAATGGCGTCATAAAAGAACTTATTGTGGGAACAGCACTTAATATACCAGCTGCTTTTGAAATAGCCATCAAAGGACTCGAAATGGGTCCTACCCCTTGAGAACCAGCTTCTTGGATACTAACATCTTTACGCTGTTTACGTGAGGACTTAGATCCATTTAAATTACCTGATTGAGGTATAATAGCTCCAATGAGCTCAACACTCTTTAAGGAACAGTAAACTTTATAGTTGGCTGTTGTTGAACCACTTGGTGATTTCAAAGGTGAGTATACATATATAGATGCATTACCCATTGAAGTTACAGGTTCTGAACTTGTTGTGTTACAAAAGGTATAATTATATCCTGATGAATACGGTATAGTCAGAGTAGCTTCAGTATCACATGACAAATCAATCTCAACATGTGGTAATTGAGTACGTGAAGTAAGAAATGCAGAATGATCATTCATGTGATTCACTGCTTTAGACGAGCGAGATCCGCCACCTAATGGCTTGAAAGCTAACATATATAATCCTTGTTGAAACTTATTAGCATTAACAACAATTCTCAATTCAATGTCAGCACGGAATCCTCGAAATCCTTTCATTTTATCACCAATCATTGGGATCATTCTAATCATTTCGGGAAACTGAATATCTGGACCAGCTTGGACTGTATCAATAGTAGAAAATACTCCTGATAAAACCACAAAGGGTCTACTCAAGAAACTCTTCAAATCTTGCGAATTTGTTACCATACTGGAACTAGTGATAGCGTCATCTAGTGAGTAAGGTGCAATAATTTTCGCTTCAGTGGCATTTGCATCACTCGCAAAAACGGTAGTTTCAACTACCGATGTTGCTCTAGTTGCATCTTCTGTATCATTGGAAAATAAATTTGTGGAGGGCTGTTTCACCTCCGTCGTATTAGTTGTATTAAAATTAGTTGTAGCCATAATTAAGAAGAGTTTTTGGGGGGGGTAGATAGTTACAGAATATCCAGCTGCTATATAATGTACGTATTACATAGATCATTTACGTATTATAATCTAATTTATTATAGAATATAATATATTTTTGGGTTTCGGTTATGTTTTTGTTAAATTAAGGGTACTTTGAAATTTATCAGTTTGTACTCACTAAATTGAAACATCTCTTTTGGAGATTGGTGGAGTGTTTAATTCCTTCCGACAATTTAATGAAGCACCTTATAATAAAAGGCAGTTCCCAGCGAAATAGTTTTCTATATTTTATAAGCACATAAAGTGCACAGTTTACCGACTTGTTGGTCAAAGATAACAATTAATAATAAACTAAGTCATTTAGCACTAGCGCTTTACGACTTTCATAAGCCATTTCCAGACTCCTACTTAATAGGTGTCCTGGAAAATATTTCCGCATAGCATTACGCCATACGTCTCTCTCTTTTTCGAACGTTTCTTTACCATGTAAAGCGGATTCGTTAAGAGCTTCATTTATACAATCTAGTGTAATTCTTTCAGAATCATACTTCTTTGTATAATAAGGTATTTGTTGAACTACTTCGAACCTAAGTGGAGCTATCCACTTGTTAAGATCTGAATCGAATTTAAATCCTCTTTTCAAGAATTCAACTTGATCCAAATTTCTTAACGAAGTTTCGGAAACTCCTTTAGTTTCATTAGTGTAAATCATACCTAAACTAGGCATCACATCTTGAAGAGTACTTTCGTTAAAAACTTCACGATATCTATCGGAAACACTGAAGATATTATCATCTCCAACTGCATATAAAACAACGTGATTGTCAAAATCTTCCTCAGGTAACTCAAGGGTTAACCATGCCATTCTAAAATTCATTTGATTATACATAGTATTAACCATGATAGTCATATAAGAACCTGATGGTAAACCACTATTCCATTCCACTAAATTTCCTTCAACTAAATGAATTGAATTAGAAACATCTAGCGATAAAATATCGCGTATCTCGTCTTCTTCCATAGTAGCAGAAGTATAAAGCCCATTTAATATTTCAAAAATAGCTCTATGAACTTGTGGTAATTGAGTAGAATCAAAGCGACTATAATCGCCAGCACCAATATTAGGTTTGCTAGAACCAAATTTAAGCAAAAAGCGAGACATTATATCCCACTCGGTAAAAGGATTACCTCCTACCATAGATTCTAACCTATGTCGATCTGACATAAACCTATCAAAAGCAGCACCGAAGTACATTTTATTTAAAATCATACCATAAAAGGGACCTGCAGAAAACATACGAGTTTTAACTATTTTAGCTTTATGCTTAGATAGTTTCTCATCTTTCAGTACATCCGTGTAAATAAATTCACAACGAATTCCTTGTTTCATACAAGCTACTAATTTTTCAATATCATGTTCAATCTCTGCGAGAATTTTCTCATACAAGATAGTATCTCGATTTAAAAACGCATCTTTAAGTTCCTTCTTAATATTTCTATTTCCAGTAATATTCATAGGGTAACCAGCTGATGTGGATCGAGGTATAGCTCGTATATTTTTAAACTCTTCGCTTCCTTCAATAGCTTCTCGCACACTTAGAACTCTAAGATCGCGAGCATCTATTTGCTCCTCAGCATACCTTATATAAAGCATGCGTTTAGCTTTAGCGACTATTTCAGGATCAATACCTGCTATTAATGGTTTTCCATATAAATTAAAAGCAAGTTTCAGTGGATCAATTACGACGCCTTCTTCACATACAAATGGAATCAATCTTGATTTCGCATATGTATTCTCTACATTAAAACCGAAAACTTTCGATTGAACTATTTTAGAACGAAGTGGGCGAGTTGGTGTTGGATTAACTTTGCCAAGCCAGCTATGATGTTCTGCCATCCAAGATGGTTTCTCATCAACTAAAAAGCCTTGTGGCACAATAGTACCAGTCTTAAGCATTTTCGTAAGGGCATCCGATATTAATTCATATGAACAAGCTACTGCATAGCCTAAGCCATCTTCGCAACCAGCAATATGAAGTCCTATAATTTGACCTTTACGTTTATTACTTGGTGAAGTAATAACCGCACCACAGTCACCAGATGTAGTACTTGCGTTGTACATCCAACCTCGTAGAATTTGGGAAGGTTCAATAGAACCAATACCATCAACTTCAATAGGGGTTGTTATTGGATTAGCAACACCTGAAAAGACATGACTAGCAACATCAGTTGCAAAAATCACTACGGAAGTAGAGCGAGGTAGATTAGCGTAATCTCTCTCACATACAAATTTATCCACAATAGATTTATGTCTACGATTTCTTTCCAAGATAGGAGACAAATTGACTAACATTAAGTCTTCATTTCCAATCCTGTTTTCAGGATCCATACAAAGAACAAAGTCTGATAATGAAAATTCATCAGTTAAATCCTTAGTACCAAATCGGCGCATACAAACTGTTTCGCTTCCTCTTTCTTCATCTGCTACTTTATAAGCAGTCATACTAGTACAAAAATGGTAAGGCATAAGTGCTATACCATCTTCGAGAAATAAAACTCCTCCCATCGTAACAATACGATCATCCTTTTTCTTTACGGACATCACATACATATTTTTACGACAAGTACTATCCATAGCTTCAAAAGAGGCCATAGAATTACCGACACCCATTTGGGGTGTCACTGTAGTAACGGGTTTTAAAGGTTCAGATTTAGTAAGGGAAGTGTTTACACTTGCTTTAGCAAGTTTATCACTAGATTCTAAAGTAACATTAACTGTTGCTTTACCCATTTTATCACTTAAGTTAATGGACTCAGGAGTAGGATTACTGGAACCCGATCGAAAGTAAAATAACAAAGCAGGTATAATAAAGATCAAACTAGCTGTAACTATAGGTCGCATAGCAATCCACGTATCAGACCAAAAGAAAGAAAACAACCAAACGGCTGTAGTACTTAAATGGCGTATACCACGAAAGAAAGCTTCTTTAGCTTGATCATAGTAGGTTTTCCAATCAAAAGTTTCTGGTATTTTAGGAATATACTTAAAATAATTAGATTTTGCTTTAGTTGATTGAACATATCTACCTGATAAAATGCTAAATAATCCTTTATCGTTAATATAAATTATTTGCGCTAACATAGAATGAGCACTGTGGTTTTCTAAAACCTCAGATTCATGAGCTAAGTAACGATGCATTCGTTCATACATTTTACACTGATCATTAAAATCAGCATCATCATAAATGCAAACTGCGCGCGTCAGGCTGGGCATTAAACCAGCATTAGCAATAGCTTGTAGACTTTCATCACTAACATTACAGATCGGGATATTAATTTCCACACAATCTCTATATTGTTCGTCAATTTCCAACTTTCCTTCAATAGATGATTCCGAAATTATAAATTCATTGAGGTGTCCACTTTGTGGTTTCACCTTAAGAAATTTAATAAAATCCTCTTCTGTCATATCAGATTGGGAATCTTGTACAAATAGAGCATGTCTAGCTTCCTTGAGTCTCACCATCTTCACGATATCAATAAGTAATGAATCGTAATTTGTGAATACTCCAGTTCTTTGAGATTTTCCTCCTTCATTAGGTCCTATGAGTTCAAATTGATTAGCATAGGGAAAATAATGAGAAACTTCTCCTTCTTTAACACCATTATGATAATAATCAGATTTAGGTAACTTTTCAGGATCAAGAGTTCTTCTATCACCTTTCATTGTACAATAATCATCTTTAATATCGACTCGAATTCTAAAATCTATTCGACGGTCGAGTGCGGTTCCACTGGTTATAGCAATGGACCCAAGTGACTCTCTGTTTCCAGTTAATAGAATAACTTTTGGACGTGCAAAATAATTACCTTTCAAATCTACGTTAGCCATATTTAATAAATATGGTGCAGTATTAGATAATTGAATCATTTTAAGCGCTTCATTCTCAGGAGAAAAGGCTTCGGTTGCTTGCATAAAATCATCTTGTTTAATAATGATATTATGTTTTTCAATACCGTCCCAATACTTCTGATCACTTGCTTGTGAATGTATATAAGCTTCAGGATTACGTAAGTAATCACTTAGAGCTTCTGGGGGTACTAATTGAGCACCCAAAGCTCTTGCTATAAAGTTCATACACATGGACTTTCCTACGCCGGGTTCTCCGGACAAATAGACTACAACAGGTTCCGGGCGAGCGGAAGCATAAGCTGAAGATTTGACCATAAACTGACCAGCGATATCTTCTAAGGATTCCATATCCTTACGAAGCATATTCACTAACATTCTCTGACCACTGTCTCTACCAGCAATCGCAATAAGGTCTCTGAACTCTTTTTGGTACTTCTGAATTAATAATAAGTTATCCGTAGATGGTCTAAATTCACCAACTCGGACTTTTAAAAGCAATTCTTTAGTCTTTTCTCTTAGTTCATCAACTTCAGCTCTACCTGTAGTCATAAAATTTACTAATGCTTTGCCAGAAAATTTAACGGCAAAGTAATTAATTAATTCTTCGAATAGGGAAATTACTTTAACTGCAAAATATTCTACAGCTTCTCTGCTCTTATAAAGTGCAATCAAAGCTACACCTATTTTGGCAGGAGTCTTAATTCCAAATACTGACATGTTAAATGCTGTAAACATCATAGCAATACTATCGAAAATATTAAATATCCCTGTTTGAGGTACGATATTTTCATTAGTATTATTACGCATGATATCTATAATATATTTACTAATTGATGTAATATTGCATTTAATGCATACTACGAGTAAAATTCCACCTATTACGGTGAGTAATGTTCCGAATTTGGGGTCTTTATCTATCAAAGTAACTTTGATAAGGAGCATAAATACTAACAACAAGATAACAGAAGTTCCTTGTTGCAAGTTATTTTGTACCTTATCTGACATAAGATAATTTTCGACTTTTTGTGTTATAGAATCACCGACTAAATCGGCGACTTTATCACGAACGGAATTCTCTTCTGGATGAAGAGAAGTTAATAATTTGTTTAACATTGCTGACGTATCAGTTCCTAAATCAATGGTGTGATTAAAACCTAATAATCCTGCTTGTGGCAAGATTTCCTGAGATGAGATACTAAGAATAGTTTTCATAACTCTATCAATTGTGTGTGAATTAATGAAAAGTTCTTCGTTCAAATCAGGAAGTGGTTGGCATATAATTGAAGGATATATTTCTTCATTCATAGTTGCTTTTGCAATGTTATTTGATAAAAATTTATAAGTAAGATTGGTAAGTCGGGTTGACTCGGAATTGATTCTGCATAAAAAGTTTGGGTTTCGTGTAGTTGTAATCATAGTTATAAATTTAATTTGGGGGGGGGGTGGACGATTTCAGATCGACCATCTGCTATATAGCGTACGTGCTATATAGTTCATTTACGTAATATTAAATAACTTATTGTAAATAATATTATATTTTTGGTATTCGGTTTTGTTTTTGTTAAATTAAGGGTACTTTGAGAATTATCAGTTTGCATTAATTTAATTGAAACTTCTCAGGAAGAGAATGGTGGATGTATTAAGTCCTTCCATCAATTAAATAAAATGCCTTATAATAATAAGCAGTTCCCAACATAATAG